TTTTCCCAGTCACGATCTGAAAGGGGAGGACCTTGCATATCTGGCGTATAGCGAGCAACTATATTATTAATATTAACTTCGTCTTTAAATGCTTGTTTAGTCAAAGAAGGACCAGTCGGGTACCAAACCCGACGATTCTCTCTCGAAACTTTACTTTTCTTGGTCATAACATTCCTAACAAAAACTTACCTACTGCACCGGCTACATTTAACTTCTGAATAGCAGATGTCGTATCAGATCTTTCAGTATTCGACCTCAAGTAAGTCGTTTGTGCCTTCATTTGATTCGTTTGTGCTTCAATTTGTTCTAACTCAGCAGCAGTACGCATAGCTTGCAGTCCGGTGGCGACAAACGGAGCAATCACGTTACGGATGTCAGGAACCACACCTCTAGACGTACTGCCTTGTATCTGAGCACCCTGGGGTGCAGACCCAGGACTTTGCATATACGCTAATGCAGGATTCATACCTGCTTTACGTAAATCTTCTCTCATTATTTGATAACGAGAACCATACATATCTCTCTGAAACTGCATCTTACGTTCCGCAGACGCAGTCTGCTCACGATATAACCTATCTAAATTTGCTTGCTGCAAAGCCTCAGCTCTACGAGCTTCCGAAATGTTAGCTTGATTGGCACGATATGCGCCCCAAGCAGACATACCAGAACCAAGAAAAGAACCAGCACCGGCTAAAAGTCCACCTACTAAGGCACCGGGTGGACCAGCAGCAGTAGCACCCGCTGCTGCACCAGTAGCGGCAGCGGGTATAAAACCTGGACCATATATTTCCATAATTATTCCTAGAAGTGATCTACTAAACCAGGAACAGCAAACACTGGCATTGGTCGAACACATGTATATGTAAACAAACCATCAAAGAAGAAATCAGGTTCTGAAGATACAGCTTGTATACGAGACATTGGTGTATCAGACGTAATAAAACTCTCGTTCAACACAGGTAATGCACCAAAGTTCTGTGCAAGATGCCAAGCATCAAAATCACCAGAAGCAGAAGACCTGAACAATCCTGTAATCAAAGATGGCTTATATCTATACTCTGCATAACGCTCTTGATAACCAAAAACATTATCATCAGCAGACGTACCTTGGGAATACAGTTCTTTATTTAGAACTTCTTGCTCACCTAAGTGTGCCAACGACGGCCAATAGAAATCAAGTCGAGTCTGTCTAGACCACATACGATCTAAACCTTGCTGATAGTTAAGATCAGCACGCACGTTAACTAAACCTACGATAACACCGTGTTCACGAGCACTATACGTAAATCCATGGCGTTTCGGATACGCAACACCATAACCTCCAAGATTACCTAAACCATCATTAGCTGTTGGAGTTGAAGCCTGTGACGTCTGTGCAACAGGAATAACCTGAATAGGAGCAGAACCGCCGCCAAGATACTCCGGTCTCTGCAAACGAGCATCTAAATTATCAGTAAGATTAAAGTGAGACATGATAATTTCAGTATAACGAGTACCACCTCGCGCATCACGCTCATACAATTTCTGAGTTTGAAACGCTTCACGTATTTGATTAATAGTAGCAGCAGTAGCTTCTGAAAGGTCAACAGTCAACCATGTTATGTCTTCACCAGCAATAGCCGTTGGATACAAAGATTCACTAGCTACACCACTATTAGTCGTACGCAACGTAGGATTTGGACCAGTCGTTGCCCAATTTAATGTTCCACCATTGGATGAAGCACGAGAAAATAAATTAATAGCATTCGCAGTAGAACTAACAGGAACTGAACTACCTAAGGGTAAAGTAACATTAGTAGGTGTTCCAGAAGCACCAAATAGCTTCTGAGGCCATGGAAGAGCAGAAGTAAAGTAATCATGACGCTTACCACGCTTCTTTAAACCATAATCTGCTTCGTTATCTGGACCATCATCCGTATCAACAACAATCTCATCAATTAAATTCTCATCTCTAAACCACTCATTAAAAATCAAATTATAAGCACGATGGTGTAAAGAGTTGTACGTCAAACCTGCAATACCAGTTGGAATACCAAAATAGTCACTCAAACTACCTGAGGTGACACCAGCAGCAGTTGTAATAGTAGGAACAGTATAGGTATCGGAACTAGTCGTATCACTAGGTCCTGTTCGGGCACCCATAAATGGTTCCCAATTATCCCAAAGCAATCTATTGGGAACAAAGAAGAAAAACGTCTCTAAATGAAGATTATCTAAAATAGGATAAATGGGTGTAGTCATACGCACAAAAGCATCTAGCTTCAAATTAAACGTATCACCAGGAAGCATTTCATCAGTAAGTATAGGAACAAGATAATCAGCATCAAAAGTGGTTTTATAACCATGAGTACGCTTAAACTTCGAACGGGGCATATTTATACTAGGCGCCTTAGCGAACTCAAAACCAGTAGGATGTTTTCTACCTACTTTTCCACGTCTTGGCATATACATCTCCTTAATTAAGAAGGGGTGCAAAGCACCCCAACAAGGTATTAATTCATTTCAGTATCAGACTTCTTAAAATTCACCAGACAACCTAAATTCTCATTAGCAGAATTAGGCATAACCATTCCTTGCGCATCATCAAATGCACCTATCTGGAATAGAGTAAAATCTTCTGGATACTTAGCAAAATCTTGCTTAGAACTAGGATCATTCACAACTTGGGATACTTGACGAATAGCATCTCCGTTAGCCTTAGCATAGAACGGAGGAATATAAGATTCTGTCTTTGAATCATATAGTGTATACATCTTGTACATCATAAAAACTCCTTACGGTTAAAACAACTCCCTTAAACGGGAAACTAGTGTTCCATTTCAGTTTCCAACATACGAACTAACCTCTGCATCCGCTGTCGAGTAACTCGCTCTTTAGCTTTCAAATGTCGATACTCCAACGTACTAGCCTTCTTAGAAATAACCTCTTTGCGCTTAGCTTTAACTAGCGCATACATCTCTGGGTTTTCAGCCTCTAATAAACGGTCATAATACCGTGGGGGTTTTCCGACGAAACCATTCATAACATATTGGTCTGAAGGATACAAGTCTGTCTTATATTTTTGATACCACTCAAAACCAATACCTCGACCAGTAGAAGCTTGAGAATACTCAGTTTGATAACGAACTACTCTGCCATTCTCTTTATCATAAACCGTATAATGCTTATGAGCCTGTTCACCATGCCTCTTCTTAAGGCTATATCGAGCAACATACGCAGCGCTTTCATGGGTAACCTTTCCTATTACTACCATACCTTTACCCCAAATCTTCTCTAATCTCTCACTCCTATAATAATCATTCTTATTCTTAGTCTTCCAATAAGTTAGATCATCTAACTCCAAATTAAACACACATGCATGATAATGTGGACGCTTAAACTTAGGTCCATACTCACCACACATATAATATCTGATCCTACGACCTGGAAACTGTTCTCGCAACCTTTTCCAAAAAAGCTGCATATCACGCTTATTTAATTGACTATACTTAGGAAGATATTTGGGAGCATACGTAAAGGTAACAAACAGATTAGACCTATAAAGACTAGCTTCATTCATACAACGGTTACCCCATTCACGTGCATGCTTAGCTTTACAACCTAAACACCTACTACAGGGCAATAAGTCTAGATTATCGGGCAAAACTATGTTATTATTTTTCCATCTAGCTTCCCAATCTTTTCGAAAAATTGGGCGCTTCCTATCTGAACCTTCCTGTGGCATCTGAACCACATGAGGATTAAAACACGACATATATGTACTCCTTAATTATCTACCCGGGTGCTCTAACACCCGGGTTCTCTATGTACTACAGTCTATATCCGCCTCTCATACGACGGCGACGAACATTTTTACGATGTGTTCTTCCAGCTGTCTTCCGGAACAACTTACGACTCCGGCGGCGACTCATTTTTCTACGTCTTGCCATAACTAACTCCTTTAAAAAAATAGGTTTTTTTTTACATAAATCGACACGATTTGTTACCAAATCCTGTCAGTGGGCAATATATATATCAAGCTCTTTATATATTGCCCACTTGCGTTCGGCTTACGCCTCACGCTCTTCGGGAGTTGAAACCGAAGGATTCTCTTCCTGTTTCGGGTGGGCCAAGCCCATCTCCCTCATTTCATCCAAGTTACTTTCGTCACTTGCAAACTCCATGAACGCCAATGGGTCATTAGCAAACTTCATTCGTACCTTAGATGGAAGTTGATAGAAACTCTCTTTAGCGTTTTCCATACGCTCATACAAACCATGTAAATCTGGTACATCAGAGAAATCTCCAAAATTCTTCTCTGAAAGGGGAGGACCTTGCATATCTGGCGTATAGCGAGCAACTATATTATTAATATTAACTTCGTCTTTAAATGCTTGTTTAGTCAAAGAAGGACCAGTCGGGTACCAAACCCGACGATTCTCTCGAGCAACTTTACTTTTCTTTGTCATAACAATCCTAACAAAAACTGACCAACACGACCGGCGACATTTAACTTCTGTATAACACTTGTCGTATCAGATCTTTCAGTATTCGACCGCAAATAACTCGTCTGTGCTTGCATTTGATTCGTTTGTGCTTCGATTTGTTGTAGCTCAGCGGCAGTACGCATAGCCTGCAGCCCGGTGGCAACAAACGGAGCGATCACATTACGAATATCAGGACGAACACCTTGAGACGTACTGCCTTGTATCTGAGCACCCTGGGGTGCAGACCCAGGACTTTGCATATACGCTAACGCAGGATTCATACCTGCTTTACGTAAATCTTCTCTCATTATTTGATAACGCGAACCATACATATCTCTTTGAAACTGCATCTTACGTTCCGCAGACGCAGTCTGCTCACGATATAACCTATCTAAGTTTGCTTGCTGCAAAGCCTCAGCTCTACGAGCTTCCGAAATATTAGCTTGGTTGGCGCGGTGCGCGCCCCAAGCGGACATACCAGAACCAAGAACGGAACCAGCACCAGCTAAAAGTCCACCTAATAAAGCACCGGGTGGACCAGCAGCAGAAGCTCCCGCTGCTGCACCAGTAGCGGCAGCGGGCATAAAACCTGGACCAAATATTTCCATAATTATTCCTAGAAGTGATCTACTAAACCAGGAACAGCAAACACTGGCATTGGTCGAACACATGTATATGTAAACAAACCATCAAAGAA